TCCCACGGGCCGAGACCCAGCTCTTGAAACGTGCGCGACGATACTGCTTGTTCTACTTTCACCAACCTCATTTGCTTTCTCCTTGCTTGAATCACCCGGTGACCGACCGGGCAGCGGTTGGGGACAGTGTCCCCGTTACTCTTGTGCTTCTTCGTTATCTTTGATCTCCTTGTCCTTGAGGGTCAGCGTCCACAGCACAGGCTTGCGGTTGGCTGGCGATGATTGAACTGCTGCTGCGTGTAGGTTAGACAGCTCCACCTGCTCGTCCCTCGTGAGCAGCATCCCCCAAGTATCGGGAAGGGGCGCGGTCTCGCCCATCAAATCCTCCAACCTGTCACGCGCTGCATTGACCAACACCTTCTTGGACTCATAGAACTGGCGCAGCTCATCCGTCCTGAACTGGTACTCGTGGTATGTACCCTCGGGTGTTTCAAAAGTCACCTTCACGTTACTGTACGCAGCCCTAACCTTCGTGGCGTGTGCTGCAAGGTGTGCGTGGAGGGATTGGTATCGGATCACACGCTTGTTCAGCGCAGGGTTCGTGCGTAGCTGTAGCTCAGAGAGCTTGTGGCGCAGCTTGTATCTTGCGCTGCCCTTCTTCTTGCGTGCGTTGGCGTGGCGGCAAGGGGCACACAGATTGTGTAAGTACTTCTGCGTTGTGTCCTCCTTCCAACCATACAACTTCGCCTTGGCTGGCGTGGCTGGAGCCATGAAGCTGTCCTTCTCCTTGACCTGCTTGCACTTGCGGCAGTACTTGAACCCGACCGGCACTACAGGATCAGGCGCTTGTGCCAGCCGCTTGCGGTTGATCGGATACCACTCATGCTCCTGCGCCGCAGCAACCAACAACTGCTTGAGCTTCACAGAGCTGATCGTCTCAATCCCATGCTGATGCTCCGCATCCTCAAGCGCCTTGACCACAGCGTCGTACGCCATCCTGCGGGGTATGTTCTTGCCTGCAAGCGACTGCTTGCGGAACATATCGATGATGCGCCAGAGCGCCCAGCGTGGTTTCTCCTCCCACGCAAAGGTGTTTTGTTCGGGAAATGTGGTGTTCATAGGTACTCCAAAGGGGTGAAAAGGTCGTTTGCTAACCATCGTAACAGGCTTCGCGTCCAGAGTGTCCAACAAACCTACATCCAAGTCAATGGGCGCGAGGCCACACAGATGCTGGCTTTGAGTGGGGCTAACCTAAACATATGCGAGTGTGGCAAACAACTAATACGTCTTTCCTTAGCTGCAAGTGTATGGTTAGGGAAGCATAGATGATTAACCATCATATGCACACAAGCTACTATATATAAGTATATCTATTAGTAAGTAAAAGTATAGGTTAGAAGGGCTTGAAAGCTAGTATTCATGCGGGTTCGCGGGCATACGCTTGGATGTAGGTTTGTTGGACTATTGTCTGATGACTTTTTTTCATGGGGTCATGAATTTTTTGAATGACGGGGACATTGTCCCCGTTCCGAACAGCTTAGCGGCTGACTGCTTTCCATACCTTGCGCCATGATGCGACCAGCTCTTGCTGCTGCATCCACTTGGCCAGCGCCTCGTCGGTGGCGAAGGCAGTCTCGTCCCCGTCTGCATCGATCACGGATGCGATCCAGTAGTTGGCTCTGCGCTTGCCCAGCGGATACTGGGTCTTGAGGGTGTAGTCTTTGCCGCCGACGGTGATCGTGCCGGTGTGGGTGACTTGTTTCATGGTAGCTCCTTGGTGAACGGGCAAGATTGCCCCCTCAGCCCTGCACGCAAGGCTGGGAGAGTTGACTTACTGCTGGCTAAGCCAGCTCTTGCAGGCGTCAACCTGCTCTGTGAACGTCCCCTCAATGGGGTACCACGCAGGGTAGACGTTGGCCCCTTCCGGGTAGCCTTGCACATGGCCCCATTGGGCCAATGTGTTGGCTACGAATACCCGACTCGGGCTGCGCCGAGCCTTTGCCGTCATTCGCTGTGCGTGCGCCCACTTACGCTTCCACTCTGCAGTGGCGGGTTTGAAGTTGAGGCACAGCTCTGCGCCGTTTAGAAATGACATGATGGACTCCTTGGATTGACATGGGATGAAACAGCAGCCAGACCTCTCGGTCACGGCTGCCCAGAAAAAACAAAGGGGACAGTGTCCCCGTTGATCAGATCGAAGCGAGCAGCTTGCGACGCTGAGCCGCAGTCATCTTGCCGATGATGCGCAGCGCCTGTGCAACGAGGTCAACCTCGGTCTTCCCAGAACTCTGGTAGATGTCGGCCAGCATCCTCTGAAGCGCCTTCCTTGCTGCCTCGTAGCCAGCACTGTCCGAGTCCAGCACCATCGAGCCTGTGGCCTTGCCTGCTCCTGCGACCACGGACACACCGTAGAACTTCGCCACCATCGGCAGCAGCACGACCCGGCCCTTGTCGGCACTGCGGGGTAAGCCCTTGCGGAGCTTGGCGATCTCGGCCACATACACGGCGTGCTCGGCCTGAGCGTTACGCACTGCTGTGAGTGCCTTGTTGACGTTAGCTTGCATGATTCACTCCTTGAGAATGGGGACACTGTCCCCGTTGGTTGATACATGGCGTGTGTGCCATGTGCTGTATCGGTGTGGCTTCTGCCTCATCGATATCTAAATCTTACTTATGGGGGGTTTTGGGAAGGTCAAAAAGCCAGCCCCCTTCAGACCCCACCGTACCCCCACCCCCAGCTGTGGCAGCATGATGGGCGTAGCTAGATGAACACTGTTTTGCACCCGCTCCCACATCTTCTGTAATACATCCTACCCCCCAAAAATTTCTACAAAAATCCTGCATAACCTTTGTCTAAAGTTAGACACACCCAGGCAAAAAAAGACCCCGCTGGTTTCCCAGCGGGGCGCAATGGGATGACTTTCCCAAGGAGAAGCAGATGACTTGCGACAACTGCCAGAACAAGTGTATATTACGCAGCATCGGTAAGCAAGGGCTCACGCCTAAACCCGCACATGCTTGAACACCTGATCAGTGACGATCTCGACCCGACCATATTTGATGGTCCTCCTACAGGCTTTACTGCCTTGGACAAAGCCGCGCCTGAGCAATTGATCGACGCACAGGCCGAAACCGCGCAGTGGCTAAATGAGTTAGGGCTCACTGACACAAAGGTGGATGATCAGGCAGCGGCGGCTACGGCCCGCAATGCATTTGCTGCACTTACCAACGGCACCACCCCCGCCAACATCCAGACAGCGCTCACATCAATGAAGACGCCAGTTGCCGTGCAGCGGCTGGTGGGGATGCTGACAGCCTATGACTGGGAATTTGTACAGCAGGCCAAGGAAATTCGTGGGTATACGGTGGCCAAGCTCATTGAAGAGACGGAAAGCCCGAACGCCAACATCCGGCTCAAGGCGTTGGGTCTGCTTGGCAAGGTCACTGAGGTGGGGCTGTTCACGGAAAAGGTCGAAATCAAGAAGACTGACCTGACGGAAGAAGAAATCGACAAGAAACTCAAGGAGAAGTTGGCCAAATTCATGGGCGTGACCGACGCCGACTACACCGATGTGGAAGACAAGCTGCTAACTGATGACGACGAACCCGCCACTGACGCCTGAGCAGGCCAAAGCGCTGCTTAAAAACATTTCCCGGCTAACCACCGAGGAGAAGCTTGAGGCGTTGGAGCTTATAAATAAGTCTGAGGAGCACCGCCAGCGCTCATTGGCGCGGGGCGACATGATTGAGTTTGCCAAGTCGGTGTATCCGGGCTTCAAAGTGGGGCCGCACCACAGGAAGCTGGCCAAGATTTTCAAAGATGTGATCGAGGGCCGCAAGCGCCGGGTCATCATCAACATCGCGCCACGTATGGGTAAGTCTGAGTTCTCAAGCTACCTCTTTCCTGCTTTCTTCTTGGGGAATTTTCCGGAACGGAAAATTATCATGGGCACGCACACTGCGGGCTTGTCTGAGGACTTTGGACGCCGGGTCAGGAACTTGATTGAAGGCGATGACTACCAAGAGCTGTTTCCAGGCACCAAGGTGGCTGACGATCAGAAAGCTGCTGGCAAGTGGTCTACGGGCGCTGGCGGGCAGTACTATGCTGCTGGTGTCGGTGGCGCTCTGGCTGGCCGTGGTGCTGATCTCTTTGTTATTGACGACCCTCATAGTGAGCAGGACGTAAAGGCCAACAGCCGTTTGGCGTTCGATACCGCATGGTCGTGGTTCCAGACAGGCCCGTTGCAGCGCTTGATGCCGGGGGGCGCGATCATAATCATCATGACGCGCTGGGGCAAGCTGGACCTGACCGGGCGGCTGCTGGACTACCAGACCAAGAACCCCGACGCAGAGCCGTGGGAGGTGGTGGAGCTACCAGCAATACTCCATGAAGACACCCCCAACGAGAAGTCGCTCTGGCCAGAGCAGTGGCCGCTTGATTCGCTCAAGCAGAAAAAGGCGGCGATGGACCCGCAGTATTGGAACGCCCAGTACATGCAAAACCCCGTGTCCAACAACGCGGCGATCATCAGCAGGAAGCTTTGGCGCATATGGGAGCCGGACGATCCGCCCAAGTGCGACTACATAATCCAAAGCTGGGACACGGCATTTGAAGCCAAAACCAGCGCCGACTATTCGGCCTGTACCACATGGGGCGTTTTCTACAACGAGGAAGAAAACGACAAGGCTCAGATCATTTTGCTTGACGCGTTCAAGGACAGGATGCAGTTTCCTGAACTCAAAGCCGTGGCGCTCAAGCACTACAAAGAGTGGAAGCCCGACGCGTTCATCATTGAGAAAAAAGCCGCTGGAGCGCCGCTTCTACAGGAGCTGCGCAAGATGGGCATCCCGGCGCAGGAGACCAACCCCAGCCGGGGCAACGACAAGATCACCCGGGTCAACGCCATTGCGGACCTGTTTGCCTCTGGGATGGTGTGGGCACCGGACACCCGCTGGGCGCGGGAGGTCATCGAGGAGGTTGCGTCGTTTCCCAACGGCGACAACGACGACTACGTGGACACTACGTCCCAAGCCCTGTTACGATTTCGGCAAGGCGGTTTCATTGCCCTGGACAGCGACGAGCCCGACGAGCCACAATTCTTCAAGCGAAGAACGCACGCCTACTATTAAGGATACATCATGGCCACAAACATCGACAAGGCGCTGTACCAGCAGCCGCAGGGGATCGCAGAGCTTGCTCAAGACGAGGAGCCCATTGAGATAGAGATCATTGACCCAGAGGAGGTCAACATCCACGCAGGCAGCTTGGACCTGAGCATTCGTCCCGGCGACGAGGAAGAGGACAGCTTTGACGCCAACCTTGCCGAAGAGCTGGACGAGGGTGAGCTGGCTACGCTGGCCGGTGAGCTGGCCGACGACATCAAAAACGACCTGGGCTCCCGCACAGAGTGGGAGAAGTCCTACGTACAGGGCTTGAAACTGTTGGGCTTGCAGTACGAGGAGCGCACGGAGCCGTGGGACGGCGCTTGTGGCGTGTTCCACCCGATGATCACCGAGGCGGTGGTTAGGTTCCAGTCCGAGTCCATCACGGAGACCTTCCCGGCACAGGGTCCGGTCAAGACCAAAATCCTTGGCCAGCAGACGCCAGAGAAGAACGAGGCCGCTGATCGGGTGCAGGACGACATGAACTACGAGCTGACCGAGGTCATGCGCGAGTTCCGGCCCGAGCATGAGCGCATGCTCTGGAGCCTCCCGGCCACCGGCTCGGCGTTCAAGAAGGTCTACTATGATCCCAATCTGGGACGCCAAGTCAGTATGTTTATCCCGGCAGAAGACATCATCTTGCCGTACGGAGCCACTGATCTGGACACCTGCTACCGGGTGACGCACGTCCTGCGCAAAACCAAGAGCGAGATCATCAAGCTGCAGCAGGCGGGCTTTTACCGCGACATCGAGCTGCCAGACCCCGACAAGAGCAAGACCGACATTCAGCAGGCTAAGGACAAAGAAACGGGCTTTTCGGACCTCAACGACGACCGCTACACCCTGTATGAGAGCCATGTGGACCTTGTGGTCAAGGGCGATGAGTACACAGACACGGATGAGGACGGCCAGCCGCTGGAGATCACGTTGCCGTACGTGATGACGGTACTGAAAGGTAGTAACGATGTGCTGGCGCTGCGCAGGAACTGGAAAAAAGACGACGATTTGCGGCTCAAACGGCAGCATTTTGTCCACTACCAGTACATTCCGGGCTTCGGGGCGTACGGGTTCGGGCTTTTTCACCTCATTGGTGGCTACGCCAAGAGCGCAACGAGCATCATGCGCCAGTTGGTGGACGCAGGCACGCTCTCTAACCTGCCGGGCGGGCTGAAAACCCGTGGTTTGCGCATAAAAGGCGACGATACGCCCATCGCACCGGGCGAATTCAGGGATGTGGACATCGGTTCGGGCGCTTTGCGCGACAACATCCTGCCGCTGCCCTATAAAGAGCCCTCTGCCGTGCTGGCAGCGCTCATGGACAAGATCGTGGAGGAGGGGCGCAGGTTTGCCGCCACGGCAGATATGAAGGTCTCGGACATGTCCGCCCAGGCTCCGGTGGGCACCACCCTGGCGCTGCTGGAGCGCCAGCTTAAAGTCATGACGGCGGTCTCGGCGCGGCTGCACTTCTCGTTCAAGCAGGAGCTGAAACTCCTGGCCGGGCTGATCCGGGACTACACGGACGAGGACTACGACTACGACCCGGTCGATGCGCCGCGCAAGGCGAAAAAGGAAGATTACAGCCACGTTGAGATCATCCCGGTCAGCGACCCCAACGCGGCGACCATGAGCCAGCGCGTTGTCCAGTACCAAGCCGTGATCCAGATGGCGCAGATGGCACCGGACATCTACGACCTGCCCAAGCTGCACCGTGGGATGCTGGAGGTGTTGGGCATCAAGAACGCCGCCGATCTTGTTCCGCTGGAGGACGACCAGAAACCCAAAGACCCGGTCTCGGAGAACATGGCTGCGCTCAAAGGCGAGCCGCTCAAAGCGTTCCAGTACCAAGACCATGAGTCCCACATCAAGGTGCACACTTCGGCCATGCAGGACCCGATCATCATGCAGCTCGTGGGGCAAAACCCCAAAGCGCCGCAGATTCAGGCCGCGATGACCGCGCATATTGCCGAGCACATCGGGTTCGCGTACCGCCAGAAGATTGAGCAGCAGCTTGGCATGGCGCTGCCGCCGCAGGACGAGAACCTGCCGCCTCAGATCGAGCTGCAGCTCTCATCCATGATGGCGCAGGCCGCACAGCAGGTGCTCCAGCAGAGTCAGGCAACAGCGGCTAAACAGCAGGCCCAGCAACAGCAGCAAGACCCCGTCATCCAGATGCAGCAGCAAGAGCTTCAGATTCGCGCCCAGGAGGTGCAGATCAAAGAAAAGCAAATGGCCATCGACGCCGCTGCCCGGGCAGACGAGCTGGCGCTCAAGCGCGAGGAGCTGACTACCCGCATGCAGTTGGAGGGTACCAAGGTGGCGGCCAAGATGCGCTACGACACCGAGCGCCTTGCGGTAGAGCAGCAGCGCGACGGCGCTCGCATGGGCATCGACATTGCCAAGAGTAAAGACCAGATGGCTGCACAGCGGATGCAGCGCATGCAGCAGCAAAAGGAGAAACCGGCCAAATGATCCAAGATTTCGCACGCGTACTGCGCGAGAAGATACGCACCGACATGAACAATTACGCCGATGACTTGGCAGGCGGAGCATGTCGCACTTTCGATGAATACCAAAAACTCTGCGGGGTGATCCAGGGTCTTGCCCTTGCAGAGCGTTATCTCCTTGACCTTGCAGAGAAAGTAGAAAAAGCCGATGAGTGAAATCCTCTTGCCCCCAGGCATCAGCCTGCCCCCGACCATCCAGCCAAAAGCCGCGCCTGAAAAGGAAGCACCTGCGGAAGAGAAAGCCACCAGCTTACCTCTGCCGACTGGGTGGAAATTACTCTGCATAGTGCCCGACGTTTCAGAGAAACTTGACGGCACTGACTTGGACTTGGTCAAACCAACGTCCCTGCTCAAACAAGAAGAACACGCCACCACGGTGTTGTTCGTCTTAAAAGTCGGCCCCGACGCGTACAAAGACGCGTCCAAGTTTCCCAACGGCGCTTGGTGCAAGGAAGGCGACTTTATCTTGGTGCGTACTTACTCAGGCACGCGGTTCAAGATATACGGCAAAGAGTTCCGGCTGATCAATGACGATCAGGTGGATGCAGTGGTGCAAGACCCCCGTGGGATTACCCGCGCATAAGGAGCAATCATGGCAAACGACTTTAAGTTTCCAGACGAGCAAAACGACAACGACGACAAAATTGAGATTACGACCACCGAAAGCGATGTCGAAATTGAAATTGTCGATGACACCCCCGAGCGTGACCGGGGGCGTAAACCGTTGGATCGGGAGGTCAGTGACCCCACCGACGACGAACTCGATACTTACACCGAAGGCGTCAAGAAACGCCTGAAGGAGCTGACCCACGCTCGCCACGACGAACGTCGGGCAAAAGAAGCGCTGGCCCGCGAGAAAGCGGAGCTGGAGCGGCTTGCCCAGGCTATGGTGGACGAGAACAAACGCCTCAAGCAGTATGTGCAGGACGGCTCTGTGCAGTATGTCTCGATGGCCCAGCAGGCTGCAGAAGCCAAGCTGGAGAAAGCCCGGCGGGAGCTTAAAGCCGCCCAGGAGGCTTTCGATACCGACGCAATTATTGCGGCGCAGGAAGCGCTGGCTGAAGCCAAGTGGGAATCGCAGAGTGCAAAAAATATGCGAGCGCCCACTTTACAACCGCCGCAAGAAGATGTACAAAGATACCAACCGCAACCAGAACCGGTGCGGGCCGACGAGAAAACACTGCGCTGGCAGGCAAAAAACCAGTGGTTCGGCTCAGACGGTTTTGAGGAAGTCACCAGCTTTGCACTAGGGCTGCATCAAAAACTAGTTGCAAACGGGGTAGACCCCCGCAGTGATGAGTATTTCGAGCAAATAGACGCTCGCGTGCATTCCAAGTTTCCCGAAGTTTTCGGGGGCGAGGAAAAACAACGGTCGCAAGGTTCCCAGGCCAGAAAACCTGCATCTGTTGTGGCTCCGGCCAGTCGTTCGACCGGCAAGAGACGAGTTGAGCTGACGCCGTCACAAGCTGCGTTGGTCAAAAAATTTAATCTCGATCCGCAAAAGTATGCTCAGGAAGTTTTGAAACTGGAGGCCCAAAATGGTTGAATCCCAAGATCGTACCGCCCGTGACTTGAAGTCACGCGAAAAATCCGCTCGTGCTGTATACGTACCGCCGAGCAATTTGCCTGATCCAACGCCTGAGCCGGGGTGGGTTTACCATTGGGTTGGTACTCATATCCTCGGGCAAGCGAATCCCACCAACGTGTCGCAGAAAATGCGCGAAGGGTGGGAACCGGTGAAAGCAACAGACCATCCAGAACTGATGCTCTTGGGTAACGAGAAAACTGGCAACGTGGAGATTGGCGGCTTGATGCTTTGCAAAATGCCGACCGAGCGTTTTCGCGCCCGCCAGGAGTACTACAACCGACAAGCTCAGGGACAGATGGACTCAGTGGATAACCACTTTTTGCGTAACAATGACCCGCGTATGCCGCTGTTCTCGGAGAAGAAATCTTCTACGACACGGGGTGCCGGGTTTGGTTCTGGTTCAAAGTAACAAGGAGTCCTTAAATGGCATCAGTAGCAGCCCCCTACGGGCTTAAGCCCGTAAATCAGTTGGGTGGCACCCCATATGCAGGTGCAACCCGTACGTATCTCATCGACCCGGCAGGCTCTGCCTCGACCATTTACAACGGCTCGCCCGTGTACGTGAATGCGAGCGGCTACTTGGCTGTGGCAACTGCAACCGGCGCTGACGCGACGACCAACGGCTTTCCTGTCGGTACCGCTAACACGGGTATCGTGGGTGTGTTCGTTGGCTGCTCGTATTACAACGCGCAAGGGCAGTTGATTTTCTCCCAGTACTACCCCACGGGTGTGACTGGCGTTATCCAAGCGTCGGTTGTTGACGATCCCAACGTGGTGTTTCAGGTCCAGTCCGCTGGCTCCGTGACGCAAGCCGCTGTGGGCGCAAACTTGTTCTTCAGCACTGGCGCTGTGGCAACTGGTAGCACGAGCACTGGTAACTCTACGGCTTCTGTCGTGGCAGGTTCCTCGGCTGTGACCACCACTGCAGCCTTCCGTGTTGTCGGGTTCCCCAACGTGCAGGGATTTTCAGTTGTGGGCGACGCCTTCACTGATGTCTATGTGAAGATCAACCCCGGCTACCACAGCTATACCAACGCCGTTGGTCTGTAAGGAGTATTGAAAAATGGCTATTTCACGCGCACAACTGCTCAAAGAGCTGCTCCCCGGTCTGAACGCCCTGTTCGGTATGGAGTACGCCCGCTACGGCGAAGAGCACAAGGAAATCTACGAGACCGAGAAATCGGAGCGTAGCTTTGAAGAAGAGACCAAGCTGGCTGGCTTCTCTGCTGCACCTGTCAAGAACGAGGGCTCTGCCATCGCGTACGACAATGCGCAGGAAGCGTTTACCGCCCGCTACACCCACGAGACCATTGCTCTGGGCTTCTCGATCACCGAAGAGGCGGTTGAGGACAACCTGTACGACAGCCTGTCTGCTCGCTACACCAAAGCTCTGGCCCGTGCCATGGCCTACACCAAGCAGGTTAAGGCCGCTGCCGTCATCAACAACGGCTTCAATGGCTCGTACCTCGGCGGTGACGGCGTCACCTTGTTCGGCAACAACAGCTCCAGCGTCCGTGTTGGCCATCCGCTCGTTGGCGGTGGTGTCAACTACAACAGCCCGGCTACTGGTGTTGACCTGAACGAGACCGCTCTGGAAAACGCTGTGATTCAGATCGCTGCGTGGACCGATGAGCGGGGCCTGCTGATCGCAGCCAAACCCCGTAAGATGGTGATTCCTCCGGCCCTGATGTTCGTTGCCAAGCGTCTGCTTGACACTGAGCTGCGGGTCTCGACTGCTGATAACGACATCAACGCGATCAAGCAGATGGGCGCAATCCCCGAGGGCTACACCGTCAACCACTTCTTGACCGATCCGAACGGCTGGTATTTGACCACCGACGTTCCCAACGGCATGAAGCATTTCGAGCGTATGCCTCTGGCAAATTCCATGGACGGGGACTTCGATACCGGCAACGTCCGCTACAAGGCCCGCGAGCGCTATTCGTTTGGCTGGAGTGACCCCCTTGGAATGTGGGGATCGTCAGGTTCGACCTGATTTTTCAGGGTAAACCCTAGTAAAAACGGCCCTTCGGGGCCGTTTTTCTTTGTGTTTGTGGTATAAACTTCGGGATAGTTACACACAGCAGTTAACCAACTTTCTCGGAGTTTGTATGGCACATATTTACAGAATTTTTAATGTAGTCACGGAGCAGTTTTACATTGGTAGTGCCGTAAAGTTCAAGCGACGGCGCTGGGAACATCTTGACGCGCTTAAAAAGAACACACACCACTGCGCAGCTTTGCAGGCGGCATGGCAAGAGTACGGGGCAGATGCCTTTGAGTTTGAGTTGTTAGAAGAGGTGTCTGACGAAGACGCGTTGCGCATCGAAGACATGTACTTAGCACAACATGCGGGAGCGGAAATTTGCTACAACACAGCAGTAACCACTATGCAGCCGCCGTCAGTGACTGCTGACACCCGCGAAAAAATACGTTTAGCCATGCTGCGTTTGTACGCAGACCCAGCAAACCACCCCCGAACCGGCAAAACGCACTCCGAAGAAACCAAAGCCAAGATCAGCGCCAGCAAAAAAGCAAACCCGCAGACTCCGTGGCTTGGAAAAAAGCGCAGCGAAGCAACTAAGGCCAAGATCAGCGCAGCGCAAAAAGGGGTGGCAAAACTTGGAAGGAGGTACACCCCTGAAGGGTTGGCCAAGGCGCAAGCAACCATGCGCCGTAATGCAAGAGTGCAGGCCCCAAATGCTTTTGCGGACGTAAAGGCTAAGTTTCCGCAAGCGGTCTTAAGCAAGTATGATTTCACTAACGCGGTCTACATGGGGGCGCTGGTCCGCATCTCGAACTGTGTCTGCCCAGACCATGGCGCGTTCTCTCAATACGCTGCGCAGTTTCGCAAAGGCCGGGGGTGCCCTTTGTGCGGGGCGGAGCAGCGGGCCAACTCAAAGCGCAAGCAAATGCAAAATTTCTGGGCCACTGCGGGGGGCCGCAGTTTGTTCATTGACTCCAGAAAAAATACGTGATACAAACACTGTATCCCGGGGTCCCCGGCGTTTCTGACAGTCCCGGCTGACGACAAGCAGACAGAGCGCCCACAGTTAACTCGCTTGTGAGGATCAAATGGCAAACACCACCTTCAATGGCCCGGTTCGTTCGCAGAACGGCTTCCAGTCCATCACCACCAACAGCACCACTGGCGCTGTTACGGTCAACTCTACTTTTGGCACTGACGTTGTCCTTGGCACTCAGTCGCTGTCTGGCGCTGGCGCTGTTGACATCACCAACGCTTTTACGGCTTTGACCACCACAGGCGCTGCTCAGGCACTTACCCTGGCTAACGGTACTGTTGGCGAAATCAAAATCATCAGTCACGTTGTAGATGGTGGCTCTGCTGTGTTAACCCCCACGACCGCTCTGGGCTTCACCACCATCACGTTTACCGCTGCTGGTGATTCTGCGATGCTGGTTTACACCACCGCTGGTTGGGACATCGTTGCACTCAATGGCGCAACTGCTGCTTAATAGGAGCGCATCATGACGATGCAGTATGACGTAAAAGCCGCCCATGCGGAGGCTACAGGCACGATTGTGTCTGGGCGCAACCGCCTTAAAGGTTATCAATGCCTTTCGGGCGGCACCGCTGGCGATGTGATCATCCGAGACGGCGGCGCTTCTGGGACTATTCGGTTGCAGTTCAACATCTCAACCAGCTTGGTTGCGTTTGGCCTGCCCATCCCTGGCGAGGGCATTCTGTTCAACACGGACATGCACGTTACGCTGCCCGCCACCGCAAAAATCACGGTGTTCTATGGCTAAGACCGCAGCATGGACCCGCAAGGAAGGCAAGAACCCCAAGGGCGGACTCAACGCCAAGGGGCGAGCCTCCTACAACAAGGCCAATCCCGGCAAACCCGGATTGAAACCCCCTCAACCCGAGGGCGGCAGCAGGCGCGACTCTTTTTGCGCAAGAATGTCTGGGATGAAGGCCAAGCTGACCGGCGAGAAGGCCAAGAAAGACCCGAACTCGCGGATCAACAAGAGCCTGCGGGCTTGGAACTGCTGACATGAGCCAGAACCATGACACCGTCAAGAACGTGTTGGATTTTGCCTCAGCTATTGCGGCTATTGGGGCGTTTTTGCAACTCCTCACGCCTGTGTTTGGTCTGATCGGTGCGATCTGGACCTTGATGCGCATTGCTGAGATGCTCTCTGGCAAGACGTTTGCGGAGCTGATCCGCAGGAAAAAACCAAGTGCCAAGCAAGAGTAAGGCACAACACAACTTCATGGCGGCGGTGGCCAACAACCCAACGTTTGCCAAGAAAGTAGGAGTCCCACAGTCCGTGGGGCAAGACTTCAGTAAGGCCGATAAAGGCCGTAAATTTTCAAAAGGTGGTGACACTATGGCATCCAAAATGAACGCAGGTTTTATGGCCATGATGGCCAAGAAAAAAGGCGAGCCTGCCAAGAAAATGGCTGGCGGCGGTATGACCAAAGCCAAGATGGGCGCTGTGCGCACTGCTGCCCCCAGCCGTGACGGTCTAGCTGCCAAAGGCAAGACCAAGGGCACGATGGTCAAGATGTCCGGCAGCAAGCCTCTGGGCATGAAGCGCGGCGGAAAGACCTGCTGAAATGCCCAAAATATCCGACCTGATGGCTTCTGGCGTGGGCGGTATCCTGCCCATGATGGTGGCCCGGGACTACAAGAAGCAACAAGCCCTGGATGCTGCTGCGGAGGCTGAGGCCGCCAAAGCTGCCCAGGCCGCTTCTGTGGGCAATGTCGGCGCTGTGGCCAAGCCCATGAAAAAGGGGGGCGCAGCCCGGGGCTGGGGCAAAGCTCGCGGTGCCCGAAAGGCGCAGGTGTACTGATGCGCCCGAGCCGTGGGATGGGGGACATCAACCCCTCCAAGATGCCCGGTGGCGTGCGTAAAGCACGCCGCGACGACACTGACTTCACGCAGTACGCTGAGGGCGGCAAGGTCAACGAGGCAGGCAACTACACCAAGCCGGGTATGCGCAAGAAGATCGTCTCGCAGGTCAAAGCTGCTGCCACGCACGGCACAGGTGCAGGACAGTGGTCGGCCCGCAAGGCACAGCTTGTGGCCAAGAAGTACAAAGCCGCTGGCGGCGGGTATCGAGACTGAGATGAAAGCCCCGCAGCAATCGCTCAAGGACTGGGGTGACCAGAAATGGCGCACCAAGTCTGGCAAGCCGTCAAGCAAGACGGGGGAGCGGTATCTGCCTGAGAAGGCCATCAAGGCGCTCAGCCCTGCTGAGTACGCAGCGACGACGCGGGCCAAGCGGGCAGGAAAGAAAGCGGGCAAGCAGTTCGTTGCGCAGCCCAAAGGCATAGCCAAGAAAACGGCGGGGTATAGGTAATGGCAACCACATCCGGTTCCGCAGGTTTCAACCTCGATCTGACTGAGATCGTCGAGGAAGCATTTGAGCGTGTGGGCTCAGAGATGCGGACGGGCTACGACCTCAAGACGGCGCGTCGTTCCCTGAACCTGATGTTTGCTGACTGGGCCAACCGTGGCGTCAACATGTGGACGTTTGAGCAGGGCACCATCCCGCTCATCCAAGGGCTCAACACTTACGCGCTGCCCAACGACACGGTGGACCTGCTCGATCATGTGATCCGCACCCAGCCCAACCAGCAGTCCAATCAGGCCGACCTGACCATCACGCGTATTAGTGTTTCTACCTACGCCACGATCCCCAACAAGCTGACGCAAGCCCGGCCAATTCAGCTTTGGGTGCAGCGTTTGGACGGACAGATTTCCCCCACGGGCTACACCTACCAGAGTGCGGACACCGGAGCGCAAACCCTGACGCTTTCGTCCACGGCCAATCTGCCTACGTTGGGCTACCTGAACATCGGTACCGAGACGATCTACTACGGCTGGATCAACAGCAGCACGCAGCTTGGCGGCGTCTTCCGGGCACAGAACGGCACGACTCAAACAACCCCATCCGTGGGCACTGCGGTTTACGTCAACAATACCCCGCGCATTACGGTCTGGCCAACGCCGGATCAGGGCACTGTGGGCAATCCCACGTACCAGTTCGTGTACTGGCGCATGCGCCGGGTGCAGGACGCAGGCGGCGGTGTCAACGTCATGGACGTACCTTTCAGATTCATCCCCTGCATGGTTGCGGGGCTGTCGTACTACATGGCGCTCAAGGTACCGGGCGCTGTGGATCGGCTGCCGATCCTCAAACAACAGTATGACGAGGCTTGGGACTTGGCCTCGCAGGAAGACCACGAGAAGGCGGCGGTGCGGTTTGTGCCGCGTAGGCAGTACATTGCTGGGGCGTTCTAATGCCCAATCGTTTTTCGTCCGGTAAGTATGCGATTGCGCAGTGTGACCGCTGCAACTTTCGCTTTAAGCTCAAAGAGCTGAAAATCTATACCGTCAAGACCAAGCAGGTCAATATGCTGGTCTGCCCGGCTTGTTGGGACCCGGATCATCCGCAGCTCCAGCTTGGTATGTACCCGGTGGAAGACCCGCAGGCAGTGCGCAACCCAAGGCCAGATATTACGTACCGGCTGGGCGGCAACAGTGGTCTGCAGATTTCCACCATGAGCGGAACAGACCCGGATGAGGATGGCACAGCCACTGGCGGTAGTAGGATTTTTCAGTGGGGTTGGAACCCGGTTGGGGGATCGAGCTTTTTTGATGCGGCACTGACCCCAAACAGCTTGGTTTTGACGGTGAATCTTGGTACAGTTACGGTAGCAACGACATAAGGAGTCGATCATGGACGCGAAAAAAGCGGTTCACAAACACGAGGCTGCGATGCACCCCGGCAAACCAATGACTAAGCTGCGTGCTGGTGGCAAGACCAACAGCGACATGCTCAAGATGGGTCGCAATCTGGCCAAGGTGGCCAACCAAAAGTCGCCCGGTCGCAAGCAGAAGGGGGTCTGACATGGCCACTTATAAAGTACCCAAGAAGGTCGCATCTGTTGTGGTGGGTGAAGAGCCTGCCAAAACGACCATGCGCAAGGCCAATGTGGCTGTGGCCAACACTCGTAGTCAAGACTACCCGCCCATGAAAACCAGCGGCATCAAAATTCGCGGTACCGGTTGCGCCACTAAGGGCGTCATGGCTAGGGGCCCGATGGCATGAACTACATTGCGCTGTCTGCTGCGATTCAGGACTACACCCAGAACTACGAACAAGAGTTCGTGGCGAATATTCCTGTCTTCGTTAAGCAGGCAGAGCAGCGCATCTACAACACGGTTCAGTTTCCATCTCTGCGTAAGAACGTCACGGGTAATCTCACGCCAAACAACAAGTATTTGTCGTGCCCGATTGATTTTTTGTCGGTGTATTCAATAGCTGTGGTTGACACCACGGGCGCGTATGAGTATCTGCTCAACAAGGATGTGAACTTTATCCGGCAAGCATACCCCACGCCGACAGATACAGGTACGCCAAAATACTATGC